ATGTCGATGCTCTCCTTGGCGAGCATCTCCGGCGCCTGGGGGTTGATGCCGTTGACGCGCACGGTGCAGATAGGCATCTCGCAAACCGTGTCGCCGTCGTTGAGATCGCCCTCCACGTGGCCCGGCACGACGGGAGTGCCCGTGGTCTCCTCGCCCTTGTAGACCTTCAGCTCCACCTTTTCTGCAGGAGCCGTCTCGACGCGCGCCACGAGCAGGTCGATGCGGTTGTACCCTGGCACCCCGTTGTCGATGTCCACCTCCTCGTAGTCTCCCTCGATCTCCCAGTCGTACCCGCACACCGACCCCACGCCGAACAGCACGCGCAGGGTGTTGGAGTCGGTCATGGTGCAGGCCAGCTTGCTGCCGATGGGGAGCACGTAGCAGCCGTTGCCGAGCGTGCCGGCGTTCCAGTGCGCGGCGTGCTTGGACTCGACGTGATCCGCCCCCTTGTGCGATGTGATGAGGTGCGCCATGCTATCTCCCCTCGTTCGCGAACTCGGTCATGTCCCGGTCGTGGGTGTCCATGATGGACCGGTACTTCCTCGCGCAGTCGGGGCACAGCGTCAGGGCCATGGGCACTCCCAGCGTGTCGGTGTACACGATGTCCAGCCACTCCTCGTTTCGCTTGTCCTCCGGCGTCATGAACACGATGGGCAGCTCGCCGCCGGGGTGAACCGCCTCGGCCCTGTCGCACGCCACGCGCTCGTAGCCCTTCTCCCTTGCCATGCCTATACCTCCATCGCTGTCTTGGTCTCGTAGGTTATGCCCCTGCTGGTCACGGTGGCGATCTTCTGCGCCACGAAGGTGACGACGCTCTCGCCGTGCTCCACCGATGTGCCGCCGACTATATCGTCAATGTCGTACCGGCCGTCGTCCGCGCCCTTGAGGCCGCACTCGCTCATCTCCTCCTGCATCTCCTTGAGACGCTTTATGCCGTCCTCCTCCAGCGCCGAGGCCCCCGAGCTGGACGACTCGAACACCTCCTCGCGCAGGGCCATGCCGGTGATGGTCTGGGTCTTCGACACGTTGCCCGCCCTGTCGGCGTAGAGGTCAACAACGACGCGCTCCAGCCCCTCGCCCGTCCCGAGGCAGTGGAGGTGGTTCACGGGGCGCGTCCGGCGCAGGATGAAGTCAACCCGCTCGCCGTCCAGGCCGTCGGAGGTGTAGTCGCCTCGCGGCACGGCCGAGAGCACCGCCTTGCGCAGCGCGGAGTCGTAGCGGATTCGCAGCTTGGCGCCGGCGCTGCGCAGCATGGCGCGGATGCCGGCGTAGGCGTCCATGTCGGCCGATGCGCGCGAGAACTTCCAGTTGCTCACGGAGATGCCGCTGGCGCCCTCATCGGCGGCCATGCGCTCCCACAGCCCTAGCCGCTGCACCAGCGCGCCCAGGACGGCGTTCAGGTCGCCCGACACGGTGTAGTGGAGCTGGCCCGCGTCGGGCACGACGAGGCGGCTGGCGAGCAGCCCGTGCCAGGTGCGCCCGGATACGGTCACATAGTCGGCCGAGGTGTCGATCTCCACGCCGTCCACGATGCCGCCGTACTCGGTGCCGTCGATCATGAGGTAGCAGTCCTGGGAGATGCCGACGGACGACTCCACTGTGAGCGCGAAGGTGTTCTCCGTGCCGATGGTGAAGTCGCCGGCCACCTTGCCGACGTACCCCTTCTCCCGGCCGAACCGGTCGGCCCATATCACGTCTACCACGGGCTCGTCCTCTCCTCGTACATGACAACCTCCACGTTGTAGCTCCCCGACCACGAGGCCGTGTGGCGCCCCACGGGGATCTCCGCGAAGGGGCGCGCGTCGTCGTCGGTCACGCGCTCGGCGAACACGTTGCGCTCGGTGCCGTCGGAGTGGCGCACGACGATCTCCCGGTCTCCGTAGCCCCTGATGACGAGCAGCTGGCCCTCCTGCACCTCGGTCCTCACCTGGTACCGGTTGCCCGCGATGATCACGTAGGGGTCGCGGCACTGACCGGGGATGTAGATGTCGCACTTGGCCGGGAGGCGGAAGGGGTTCACGATAGCCATGGAGTTCGCGGCGCTCGACTTGTAGTCGTGGGGGTAGTCGTGCGGGTAGTCCAGGCCCCCGTACTCCAGGTCGGTGCGCGCCGTGAGCGTCACGGAGGCGGAGCGCACCCACACCGGGTCGTCGCTCACGACGGTAAGCTCGGCGGTGAGCCTGTCCTCCAGCTGGTACCAGTCGGAGAGGGCCGCGCCGGGTATCCAGCAGCGCATGGAGCACCCGTTTGCCCACAGCGTCCCCGGCCGGCCCGTGCGCACGTCGTAGGAGGTCACGTCGGCCAGGCGGCGGCGCTCCTCCTCGGGGCCGGCCAGCTCCACGGTCAGGGACATCTCCCGTATGTCGCGCTCGAAGCCGGTGATGCGGCCGCCGATGGAGCGGTGCGCGCAGGAGGTGTCGAATATGTCGGTCTTCCCGTAGTGCCAGAACCCCTCGCCGAAGACGATCTCCTCGCCGATGGAGTTGACGTACCTGATCGTCTCGATCACCTAGTAGCCCTCCGAATCCCTCACGGCGCGGGCGAACTCGCGCCTGTTGTACTCCAGCACCAGGGGCGCGCCCAGCACGGCCTCCAGCAGCCTGCGCATGGCCCTGAGCTCCGCCAGGACGGCGGACAGGTCGCCCATGCCCCCGGCGTCGGCGATGGCCTCGCCGACGTTGCGCATCGTGCGCGGGTTGCTCAGCGGCAGCACAGTCTCGCGGCCCGCCTCGCCGACGCCGATGATGGCGGGAGAGTTGAACTCGCCGCCCTTGGCGTACCAGTCGATGCCGAGCGAGGGGATCTTGCCCTCCAGGAGGTCGCCGATCTGCCACCCGCTCGGCTTGATGGAGAAGTGCGGCAGCTTGATGTGCGGAATCTGGATCTTGAAGCCCGTGAAGAAGCCCTTGATGGCGTCCACGATGCCCTTGATGGCGCTCTTGGCCGTCTCCATCGGGTGGGTGATCGCGTAGGCGGCCTTGTCGAAGATGCCCGTCACCGTGGACACGAACCCGTTGAACGTGCCCACGACTCCCGAGACGAGCGAGCTGGCCACGTTGGAGACGGTGCTCTTGATGTTGTTCCATACCGAGCTGGCCACGTTGTAGATGTTGCGCATGATGCCCGAGAAGGTGTTGAACAGCCCCGTGACGATCGAGGACACCGTGGTGGCCAGGGCGTTGAAGATGTTGGCGCCCATGCGCAGGATGCCGTTGACGATGGAGGAGAACACCTCGCCGATGCCGCGCCACACGCCCTCCCAATCGCCCGAGATGGCGGCGCTCACCGCGTCGATGACGCCCTGGATTACGCCCATGAACATCTCGGCGGCGGCGCTGATGGCCTCCCAGACCGCCATGAACACGCTCGACACGACGCCCCACACGGCCTCCCAGGCTACCTCGATGTTGGACAGCGTCCCCACGATCGCCTCGAAGATCACGGAGAGGGTGGGGACGAGCGATCCCAGCACGAACTCCGCGACGGCGGCGAGCGCCGGCACGACGTTCTCGATGACGAACGCCGCCACGGCCTGGAGCACCGGCAGGATGTTCTCGGCGAACCAGCGGTAGCCCTCCATGACCGCCGGCACCACGCTGCTCATGATGAAGTCGGCGAGCTGCTGGAGCGCGGGCACCACGGAGCCGGTCACGAAGTCGGCGAGCTGGAAGAGCACGGGCACCACGTTGTCTGCGACCCACTGCGCCATCTGCTGCACGGCGGGCACGACGTTTGCCGTGACGTACCCCGCCATCGCCTGGAGCGCGGGCACCACGTTGTCCACGGCCCATCCCGCGAACTCCTGGAGCGCGGGCACGGCCTCCGTCTGGAGGAACGTCCCGAACTCTGCCACGGCGGGCACCACGGCATCGGTCAGGAAGCCCGCGAACGACTCGATGGCGGGCACCACGATACCCTCCAGGACGCCGGAGGCCCCCTCCATGGCGGCGGGGAGCACCGCGCCCAGGGCGTCGGCGGCCTGGGCGACCACGGGGCCGAGGGCGTCCTGGAGGGTGGCGGCCAGCAAGTCCACCGCCTCGCTGAAGGGCTGCACGTTGTCGTAGGCCCACTTCGCCCCGGCGGCGAGCGCGGTGAGCGCCCCGACCACCAGCAGGATGGGGCCGCCCGTGAAGCCCGCGAGCAGCTTGGGCACGGCCGAGAGCGCCGAGGCCACCTTCCCGAAGTTCATGGCGGCCACGGCGGCGGCGACACCTCCCAGGGCCACGGCCACGTAGTCCACGTTCTCCACGAGGAAGGTGAGGGCCGGCACGACGGATCCGGTGACGAACTGCACCGCGTCTCGCAGCGGCTCCTGCACGCCGTCGTAGATCTTCAGCGCCAGCTCCTCGAAGGCCGATCCCATGCCGGCGAGATCGCCCTGGAGGTTGTCGGTCATGGCCTTCGCGGCGTCCTCGGCGGCCCCCGCGCACCCGTACAGGTCGTCGCGGAAGGAGGACAGCTCGCCCGACCCCGCGTTCAGCATGAGGTTCAGGCCCTTGATGCTGTCGGCCGTGAAGGTGCTCTGCAGGGCGGCGGCCTTCTCGGCGTCGCCCATGCCGTCGGTGGCCGCCTCCACGTCGGCCAGGATGTCGGCGAAGTCGCGGTAGTTGCCCTGGGCGTCCATCACGGCCACGGTAGCGTCGCCGATCTTGATGGAGCCGTCCTCCATCCTCTGCGTCATGTCGCGCATCACGGCGTTGAGCGCGGTGCCGGCCTCGCTGCCCTTGAGGCCCTGGTTTGCCATCATGGCGATGGCCGCCGAGGTGGTCTCCACGTCCATGCCGGCGGCGTTGCAGTTGGCCGCGCAGTTCTTGAACGCCTGGCCCAGCCCGTCCACCGTCGTGTTGGCGTTGGCCTGGGCGTAGGCCAGCACGTCCACCATGCGCCCGGTGTCCTCGGCGGTCATGTTGAACGCCGAGAGGTAGTCGGTCACGAGGTCGGAGGCGGCGGCCAAATCCAGCTCGCCCGCCTGGGCCAGCGACAGCACCGGCCCAACGCCAGCCAGCATCGCCTGGGTGTCCCATCCGGCGAGCGCCATGTATCCCAGGGCGTCGGCTGCCTGGGACGCGGAGAACGTGGTGGTGCTGCCCAGCTCGCGGGCCTTCGCCTCAAGGGCGGCCAGGTCGTCGCCGGTGGCGCCGGACAGGGCGCTCACCTTGGACATGGAGGTCTCGAAGGCCGAGCCGATCTCCACGACGGCAGAGGCGGCGTCCCTGATGCCGCCCACGGCGGCGGTCACGGCGGTGGAGGCCAGGTTTGCGAGCGTCCCCTTCAGGACGGTGTAGCCCTCGTTGGACTCGCGCGCGGCCTTGCCCCCGGCCTCGGTGCCCTTCCAGTCCAGCCCGGCGTCGGCCTTCTTCAGGCCCTCGACGGACTTGGTGATCTTCTCGACGCCCTGGACGGCCCCCTTGTCGTCGAGGGTGACCTTGAGCGCGATCTGGTTAGCCATTGCGCGCCGCCTTCCTCTTGGCGGCGGCGAGCGCGGCGGCGAAGGAGTCGGCGGCCTCCGTGTTGGCGGCCTCCACGGGATCGGATGCCCCCGTCTTGAGGGCGAAGTGGCGCTTGCGGGCCTCCAGGGCCTCGCGCTCATCCTTGTTCCACTTGGTGGGCTTGGGAGGCTTCGCCAGGCGCGCCGACACGGCCTCCGCGAAGGGGGAGGACTCGGCGGTCTCCATGAGGGACGCGAGCAGCCCGATAAGGTCGCAGAAGGAGAGGCGGCGGCTCGCGTCGTCCCATCCCAGCCCGTAGGCGGACATGAGGGAGGCACGGATGCGCGCGGCGTCCTGGGCCCAGTCGAAGGCGGCCGCCCCCGAGTCGTGGGGGCGGTCGCCCGTTACGTCGATGCCGTAGGCCTCCCACGCGAGCGCGGCCACCATGCCCTGGGGGTCGTCCCCGGCGGCGTCGCGCGCGGCGGGAGGGTCGGCGAACATCATGTGGGGGAGCCAGAGGGCCTTCTGCTCGGGCCGCACCGACTCGTCGGCGAACAGCTCGATGACGAGCAGGGCGCGCCGGGCGCTGTCGCGCACCCAGACGCGCGCGCCGTTCCACTCGTAGGCGGTGACGGTCTCGGTCTCCCCGGAAACTTCGTCTTCGTGCTCGCGGCTAGGCGGCGGGGTCAGGCTCGGTCTGCGCATGGCTCTCCTCCGGGAGGTAGTGCGCAGCCTTCTCGTCCATCTGCTCGTTGCGGCTCTTGACGATCTCCGTCACCATGCGGAACACCTGGGACGTGACGGGCGTGCAGTCGGCATCGGTCACCTCGTGGCCGTTGCCCACGGCGCGCAGCAGCTCCTCGTAGGAGTTCGCGCCGATGGCCTCGGTCAGCACGTCGCGGAGGACGGCGCCGGTCTTGGCGTTCGCCTCCGCGATCTTGGCGATGCTGTTGGTATCCCGCCCCTTGTCCATCAGCGCCTGGATGGCGCCCATCTTGTTCTGGGCGGCGGTGCACGTCTTGGCCAGGCGGGCGAGGTTGGTCGGGGTCACGTCCACCTCGGCGGCGATGCGGACGGTGCCGCGCCCGGTGTCGATGTCGATGTCCAGAGGCTCGTAGAGCGACTTGATGCTGATCTCCATGGGATTCTCCTGTTCCTTTCGCGCAGTAAAAGGAAAGGCCGGGGAGGCTGCGCTTCCTCCCCGGCCTCGCGGCTCATGTTCCTACGGGTGTCGCCCACGATCCTGTGACGGTCACCTTCACGGCGGCGCTGACGGTCGGCTTGGCGGAGCACTTCACCACGACCTCCGTCTCGCCGGCCTTCAGCCCGTGCACGTTGCCCTCGGCGTCCACCCTGCAGATGGAGCGGCCGGACTCCGCCACGGCGAACAGGCAGAAGCCGGAGGCGTCGGTGGGGGTCACGGTCGGGGCGATCTTGGCCGTCTCGCCGACGGCCACGGTGACGGCGGCGACGGTCACGGTCTCGGGCAGCTCGGTGCCGGCGGCCTCGTCCACCAGCAGCGGGTCGCCCTCGCACTTGAGGGCGCAGCCGAAGGGCACGTTGTCCGGCGTGTTGCCGTCGGCCCCGGCCCCCTTGATTTCGGTGACGGTGACGGGCCACTCCAGCGCCTCGCCGTCGGGGCCGACCTGGCGCAGCTTGGTCTTGCGCTCGCTGCCCTTGAGGTAGGCGAGGCCCACAACGTAGTCCTGGGCCTTGTCACCCACGAGGCGGTCGCCGGCCACCGTCCAGCCGCTCGTCACGGCGGTGACGTTGACGGACGTGGCGCCGCCCTTGTCCCAGTAGGCCTTCTCCGATGTGGTGTCGGCGCGGTCGTTGGTGAACGACTCCACGCCCGGGCCGAGGAACGCCCAGTCGGGCGTCCCCGTCGGGTTCGTGTCGATCAGGTACACGAACTGGTAGTTCAGGGCGAATCCTAGATCCATGTGGTTACCTCTCTTCGTACTCGATTTCCGCGTCGAAGGCCCACACCCAGCGCCCCTGCTCGTCCCATCGGAGCTGGCGGGGGGTCTCGGCCGAGTTCGACACGAGGCGGTAGGAGCCGTCGCGCGACTCCAGCGCGCCGGACTTGTTGAGGGCGCTGGAGGCTTCGTCGGCGTCGGCGATGGCCTCCTCCTCGCCTATGCGCTTCACGATGACGGTCAGGCGCAGCGACGTGGTGCCGCTGCCGTCCCAGTACCGCTTGCCCGGCACGGGCATGCCGCACGTCAGCACGGTGGCCTCGGGGCGGCGGTAGGAGTCGGCCATGGATAGGGACACCGGCTTGCCCAGCGCCCTCTCCAGGACGCCCCTGGCCACGTCCACGGCGTCGATTCTCGCGCTCATCGCATCTTCCCTTCGTAGATCGCCGCCACGTAGTCCATCCACTGCGGCAGCCTGTCGCGCGCCCACGCCTCGTCCCAGTGGTCGGTGGTGCCGGCCGTCGTGTGGGCGTGGGGCAGGTAGTACTGGTTGGCGGCGTAGGGCGTGGCCCACACGAGCAGCCCCGCCCGGAACTGGCTGGCGAGCTGCCCGGAGGCCCGCAGGATGCCCTCGTCCATGGGCACGTAGTGGCGCATCTCGAACTCGGCGCGCATCGCCGCCTCCTCCAGGATGTCGCCGCGCATCTTCTCCACGGCCCTGAGGCCGGACAGATCGACCGTCACGCTCATCCCAGGGCCACCTCCCAGTGGTGCACGCGCCCCATGCCGTCCGGGCATGGGACGCAGGACGTGGCGGCCACGGGCGGGGAGCCGTCCACGCTCACGAGCGAGCCGGCGGGGACGGCGAACGCCCCCTCGGTGCTCACGGCGTCGATGAACAGCGTGCCCTTGGGGCCGTCCCGCAGCTGGTACTCGGTGGCCCGCACGTCGTCGGAGGACTCGAAGCGCACGAAGCGCATACTCCGCTCCTCCCCGTAGCGGCCGCCGAAGCCGCCGTCGTCCAGCGGCTCGCGCACGGTGCACGAGGAGGGGAGCATGCGGCGGGGGATGGGCCTCATAGCGCCAGCCCCTGGTAGAGCAGCCCCGATCCCACCAGCTCGCGCCGTGCCGCAGCGCGAACCTCGTCTCGCCACGGCGACGATCCCGGCGCGGGCGACGATGCCGAGTAGGAGAACTTTCCGAGCGTGACGGACTCCGCGCCCTCGCCTATCCCGTGGGAGAACCCGTAGGCGGCGTCCACGGACACGGCCGCCATGACGGCGCGCCTCCAGGCGTCCTCCCTCGCCGGAGTGTTCACGGGGGCGTACCCGACGATGGAGGCCACCTCGGCCTCGGCGCATCGGAGCGCCGCCCCGAAGGCGTCTTCGTCCACGGGGCCGTATGCGTCCTCGTAGTCCTCGACTGTTATCTCGGAGCGGCCCATCGCCTAGCCCTCGGCCTTCTCGGCCGCCGCCTTGGGCGCGGTCTTTGCGGCCGGCTTCTTGCCGCCTGCAGCCGGTTTCGCTGCGGCTTTGTCGCCCGCGACGGCCTTCTCGGCCGCCGCCTTGGGCGCGGTCACGCGGACGGTCTTGCCCGCCACGGTCTTTCCGACGGTGCGCATGCTCTCCTCCTTACTCGGCATGGGTGCCGTAGATGAGTTCCTTCTTGTTCTTGTATACCCACAGGTCGTGGAACAGGCGGTACTGCCACTTGTGGGCGTCGTCGTCCTGGTTCACGTCCGGGGCGAAGTAGCGCAGCTTCGCGAGGCGCGAGAGCGCCGCCACGGCCGACGGGTGGACCACCTGGAAGTTGATGGCCTTGCCCTGACCGGAAAGCTCGTAGTAGTCGCCCAGGCTCGCCTTCGCCGGGCTCGTCACCTTCGTGTAGGTCTCGCCGGACTTCGTGTAGTAGTCCTTCCCGCTGACGATGTCGGTGTCGGCGGTCTTGCGGTAGCCGCCGGACGCGATCTTGTAGCCGCCGGCCTCCTCGCCGGCGGTGGTGCCGTCTAGCAGGTCGATGGCGGTCATGAAGCGGTTCGCCGGGATGATGCGGATGCGCATGTCGTCGAAGGTGTCGAACTTGCCGTTCGGAGCCTCGCCCTGGCCCATGCGGTAGGGCTGAGCCTTGCGCAGCAGGCCCTTGTACTTGGAGGTGCAGTACAGGATGCAGCCGGACAGCTGCACGCCGTTGTCCTCCATGCACTCCTCCGCGAGCAGCAGGTCGTCGAACGCCTGCTGAGGGGTTGTGTAGGTCGCCGCGTCCATGTTCGCCGCGTTCTCGGCCATGCGCGCGAAGCGGATGGCGTCGATCTCGGGGATGACCTTCTCGCGGTTGAACTCGGACATGAGGTTGGCGGTGACGATGCGCAGGCGCTCGGCGTCGTCGAGCTCGTCGATGACGAACTCGCGGTCGCGCTCGAACTCGAGCTGGTAGGGCGTCCACTTCAGCTCGGCGCCGCCGCGCACGAACCCGCGCCCTCGCACGTGGTCTGCCAGGCCGTCCATGGCGATGGTGGCAACGTCGATGACGCCGGCCCCGGTCATCTCGCCCAGCAGGTCCTGGTTCATGTTGAGGTCGGCGGTGCAGGTGCCGACGGTGATCTGCTGGTCGAGGCGCGTGGTGTACTTCTCGACCATGTTCCCCAGATTGTTCTGTGCCATCTAGTAGTGCCTTTCTCTCTAAACGCCGAAGATCTTGTCCAGCTTCTCGTCCATGGCCTTGGACGCTCCCGCAGGCGGCTTGCCCGTGCTGCCGGTCTGCTTCGGCTTCTCCCCGAACAGGTATGGGCACGATTCCTTGAGCTTGGCCACGTCGCCGTCGAAATCGGCCAGGCGCGCCTTCGCGGCCTTCACGTCCACGCATCCGGACATCTCCAGCTTGTGGGCCGTGCGCTCCTCGGCCTGCTCGGCCCGGAGCTTGTCGATCTCGGCCTTGAGGTCGGCGCGGCCCTCCTCGGTCTTCGCCGCCTCCTCAAGCTTTCCCTCCAGCTCGGCGATCTTGGCGTCCTTCTCCGCGATCTCGCGGTCGTGGCGCTCCTTGTTGATGCCGGGCTGGCCGTGGGAGTCCTTGACGTCTCCGTCGCCTTCGTCGCCCGACCCGTCGCTTGCCGGGTTCTGCTCCGCGCCCGTCTGCTCGGCGCCTCCCTGCTGCTCCGTATCGTCGGCCTTGTTGCCCAAGTCCTCTCCTGCCATTTCCTGCTCCTTTCGATCCCAGGTTTGTTCGCGCGGTTCTCTCCGCAGTGGGTGGGTTTTTCGCGCTATCCCAAGCAGGGAGCAGTATCGGAGAGGTGTCGCCAGGGGGTTCCGGGCAAAAGAAAAGCCGCCCTGCAGGGCGGCTCAGGCTTTCGGATTATGGTGAGGCGCTAGGCTATGCAGCCCTCTGGCAGCTTCGGGTCGAACGGCACGCCGGACGCGACGGCATCGCGCATGAGGCCGATCATGTCGGCCTCGGAGCATCCGGCCATTTCAGTCGGGAAGAACTCGCCGAAGACGTCATTGTAGGCGTCCATGGCCCTCCAGAACTCGTCGCTCTCCATTATCAACCTCCGATGATAGATATGAATAGATTATACGTCTCGGGCAGGTGCTTCTTCAAGGTCTCAAGTGCTGCGGGATTGGCCATGGTTGTCTCGTAGAAGTGCGCGAAGGTCTCGGTCGCGAGACCTGGATCCTTCGATTCCCTCCAGTACTTCAGGCGATGGCCCCAGCCGCTCTTGCCGGCGGTCGCGCCGTGGATTATATCGGGTAGACCGCCGGTGTTTGCGGCAGGGATGGCCCGTAGCTCCATCGTGAGGGTTCGCCTCGCATCGTCCATCGTGCAGCCGTCGCGCTTCTTGATCTCTTCGAGCATGTTGCGGACTTCCCGCTTGACCACGTCGGCCATGCCCGCCTGATAGGCGGCGCCGCTCATGTTGGGTATACGGTACCTGCCGGCCTTCACGACTTCGAACTCGAAGTTGCCCAGCAGATGGTCGATGTAATGGCCGGCCTCGTGAAAGAACGTCTGGTACGGCGCTTTGTCTGGGCGTGCGCTGAAGCCGGAAGCCGTAGTCGCCATGTCGAGCGTCAGCCTGCGGGTTGTCACGTTGTAGTGGGCGTCCCGTGGATCGCCCGCGATGCTGTCGAAGCCCAGCTCGGGAAGGGCGCGCTCGAACGCCCTGCGCGCGTCGGCATTGGAGCACGCGGCAACTCTCTGGGCGATGCCCTGGGCATGCGATGGCTGTAGGCCTTTGGCTTCGAGGTCTTGGATGTACCTCTTCGGAACGGCGGCGTGCGCCCCGCTGGACGCCTTGGCCGTGCCGTCCATCTTGACCCTGACGCTCGCGATGGCGCCGCGCAGGACGCCCTGCTGCTCGCCGGGGGAAAGGCTGCGGAAGTGGGCGACGGTGCCGCCCATTCTCGCCATCTCCTCGCCCACGGCGGCGGTCACGGCCGTTTTATCCAGTCCGGCCATGGCCCGCTTGGCGCTGGGCGTCCCTAGTAGCTGCGGGAGGGTGCGGTTCGCGCTCGCCGGCATCTTCGATGTCGGCATGTCTCCGGCCCATTCTCGATCGGGCTTGCGGTGAAGCACGGGCTTGCCCGTCTTGCTCTTGGCGTTGGCGCCGTCGATGTAGGCGCGCATCTTCTCCTGGCGGTTGCGCAGCTTCTGCCCGGCCTTGCTCACGGCGTCCAGGTTCGCGGCCGACTTGTCTCGCTCGTAGAGCACCTGGGCGCCGCGCAGCTCGCGCTTCGCCTCGCGAATCTTGCGCTCGCGGTACCGCTGCCCCTGCTCCAGCTCGTACACCTCGGCTCCCGGGAGTCCGCTGGGGTGCTGCGGGTCGGGCTCGTACATCCTGGGAGCGCCGTGGCGGTAGGGGCCGTAGCTGTGGCGGCAGTTGACGCCGCCCAGGATGTCGCCCAAATCGCCGCTCATGCAGTGGAGGTAGAAGTCGGGGTACCTCACGCCGTCGATTACCTGCTCGCCCTTGAGGCTGTAGCACCGCCCCTGCCACTCGGCGTGGCTCGGGCGGCTGTCGCTGTGGCTGGACACCTCCACCAGGTCGATGCCCAGCCGCTCCATCCTGGCCATGGTCATGCGCTGGGCGTCCTGCACGATCTGGGTGCGCACGTGGCGCCGCACGGCCACGTCGGCCTTGCTGCGCACGGTCACGCGCCCCGTGTCGGCGTCCTGGTAGGTGATGACGTCGATGCCGTCGCGCTCCAGCTTGCGCACGGCGCGGTGCAGCGCCGCCTCCCTGTCCGCATCGCCGGAGTTGACGCGGGTGACGGCCTCGATCGAGGCGCCGAGGAACGCCTGCTTGGCCCCCTCGGCCATCTGGATGTTGTCGCGGCCCAGCACCTCGGCCATGCCCCTCACCGTGGCGTCGATCTGCGCCGGCCACTCCGGCGAGCCGCCGGCCCTGGCCACGTCGTCCTCGTCGGACGCCTCAAGGCACTCCTCCACGACCTCCAGCACGGCGGCGTCGATGTAGGGGCGGAACTCCTCCACCATGCGGCGCAGCTCCTCGGCCTTCGACTGGGCGAGCAGCGCGGCCTCGGTCACGGTGCGGGGAGACTTCTCCCACCCCTCGGCCATGGCTCTGGCCAGATGGTCGAGCATTCGCGCCTCGATCTCGCGGTAGACGGCGGCGACGCGCTCGCCGGCCTCCTCTATCTGGTCGGGGGACAGCACGCTAGTATCCCGGATCGAACGTCGCCTCGGGCAGGAGCGCGCGGGCCTCCTCCTCGCTCTTGCCGTAGAACTCGACGAGGTACATCCACTTCGGCACCACGCCGGCGGCGATCTCGGCCATCATGGTCTCCTTCTCGCTCTGGGTGTCGGTGATCACGGAGTCGTCGAACATGACGGACACGGCCCCGAAATCCTCCTCGATCTCGGCCCCTAGGTGGATGCGGTAGTTGTCCAACAGGGCGCTCACCACGTCCTGGATGCCGCCGCGCAGGGCGTTCTCGTGCTTGCGGACAGTGCGCATCAGCTGGGAGCTGTCGGCCATGACCTCCTTGGCGGTCTTCATGCCGCCGGGCTTGTCGAGCGTGAAGTAGTTCTGGCCGAACCCGCAGGCGTCGCCCATCTCGGCCAGGGAGGCGTTCAGCGCGGCCAGAAGCGGCTCGGTGCGGATGTCGGGGGAGAAGGTCTCGATGTAGTTCTTGGCCTCCTTGCCCTCCACCTTGCGGTAGAACATGTCCTCGGCCACCCCGGTCGGCACGACGCGCCCGCCGTCCTCTCCGGTGGAGATCAGCTCGTCGTCGACGAACAGGCGCACGCCCGTCAGGGTGATCTCCTGGATGAAGGCGTCCCATGCTATGTCCACGGCCTTGATCTCATCCTCGGCGTCCGCGAAGATCGACGCTCCGAAGGGTGAGAGGTCGTCGTGCACGTTCTCGTTCCCCGTCGTGAAGATGCCGAAGGGCTTGAAGCGGCTGCGTGTGTCGAAGTCGGCGATGATGCCGCACGACTCGGGGTCGAGCGGCTTCCCGTCGCGCAGCAGCCAGGTGCGCACGTGGTAGGTGCCCGTCCCGTCGTCCATCGTCATGAGCTGCACCTGCTCGGCGTCCTTGCCGGCGTCGGTCACGCGCGTGACGAACGCGCACTCGTAGACGCCCTGCGAGTCGAAGGTCAGCGGGAGCACCATGCGGGCGTCGTAGCGGGGCATGAGGATGCGGCGCACCTCGTCGTCGCGCACGTCGAAGGACAGCGCCCATGCGGCGGTGCCCAGCGCCGCGCAGCTCTCGACCACGCGCTGGCCCGTGGGCCAGAAGTTCGATTGCGCGAGGAGGCCGCAGAGCCATTCGTTGGCCAGGGGCTTCTCCACGGACACCTCGGTGTCGTCGGTGAGGATGAGGGAGGCGAGCTCGCGGCACACCCTTCTGGCGGGATTCAGGGAGTTGCGTCGCCGCTTCCTGCGCGCCCCGCTCGCGTTGATGTAGGGCACCTCGAAGAACGGGTCGGTTCCCGTGTAGAGCGCCCTCCACTCCGCTATCTTCCCGTCCATCGTGCGCCTCGGCTCGTACCCTTGGTCGCCGATGAGCCTGACGGCATCGGATGAGATCGTGAACTCGTTCTCGGCCACGCGGCCCCCTTTCGCTCTCTTGCGCGGCTATTCTTCTCCCTCTGTCGCCGGGCGCATGGCCCTGCGTGAGCGCGCCTCGCGCATCATGGCGTAGCGCACCGAGTCGATGCCGTGGTCGTTTCCGTCGGGGATGGAGTTCAGCCACTCGCCGTCCGCGTTCCTCTCGTACTGCATCTCCCGCACCTCCTTGGCCAGTCTCGGGCAGCGGGCCGGGTCGATGACCCACTCGACCGACTGGAGGAAGCGGTAGGAGCGATCGCGCATCCCTCCCTTCTGGGCGGCCCGGGCGTTGACGCCGGCGTCCCGCTGCGCCGATATGGTGCCAGGCTCGGCGTCGTCGGATCGGACGGCCAGGCTGTGGAAGACCGGATCGTCACCCTCCCAGTCTGCCCATGTGAGCGCGAGGCGTATCCGATCGGCTTGCTCCCACGGCTGCAGCTTGTTGCCCGAGTCCTCGTACCAGGTGACCAGGCGGCGCCTTGCGGGCTGCCACTCGGATATGGTGAAGTGCCACGGGTCGGGGTACCAGCCGAAGTCCTGGCCGCAGCGCAGGTTGTCGAACGCCGCAGTCTCCTCGTCGGTCACCTCGCGGAACACGGCGTTGTCGAACACGTCCCCGCCGACTCCTACCGGGATTCCCAGGTACTCGTGCTCGTAGGCCCTCGGGTCGGTCTCGCGAAGGGCCTCGGCATCGGCGATGAACTGCTCGCCGAGCCATTCCCTGGGGGCGTCCAGGTACGTGGATCGGAACACCCTCTCCCCGCGCGCCTCCATCTCTGCGCAGTGCTCGTTGATCCAGCACGTCTTCGAGCGAGGAGGGTTGAAGGAGTAGATGCGCACGAACTCCGATCCGCCGCGCGTGAGCGACTGGTTGACCATGCGGATCTCCGACATGCCCCGGAACATGTCGGCCTCCTCGAACCAGCCGATGCCGATGTGCCCGAATGGCACCTTGACGGACTTGATCTTCTTGGGGTTGTCGCAGCCCCGGAACAGGATGAGCTGGCCCGTGGACTTCTTGCGGATGCGCAGGGTCGAGTCCGGCATTTCGTAGTCGTCCTGCAGCCCCATCATGTTGATGGCCCACACCACCTGGGCGTAGGCCGAGTCGCGCAGCGAGTTCTTGTAGCGCATGAGCACCAGGCCGTGCTGGTCGGGGTGCCGCTCCACCCAGTAGACCAGCTCCAGGGCCGCGAAGGAGGACTTCATGGAGCCGCGCCCGCCTCCGAGCCACACGTCGGTGATGCCGCCCGAGGAGATGAGCCTGTGGGGCTCAAGGAACGATGGGGCGATCAGCAGGCCGAAGTCGGCCACGAAGGCGGGCCGCGCCTCGGGCTCGTCCTCGGGGAGCCATTTCAGAAGGGCCTCGTTGCTCCTGATGGCCGCGCTGGACGCGGCCCCGTAGTTCGCCGGGTCGGCGTCCTGGGCGCGCTCGAAGGCGTCCTCCGCTAGGTTGGCCAGCCGGTCGATCACCTGCGCCCTGGTGATGCGCGCCTCTCTTGCGGCGGCCTCCCGGAGCTCGGTCAACCTTGTATGAACCTTGTAATCGGATTCGAGCCGCGAAGCCCTTTCGTCCACGGTCGATTCCTGCCACTTCCTGGACGCGGGGTATGCCTCGCGGTACGCCTGGCGCTGCGTGAGGCCCCGGCAGCGCGCGAGGCAGTAGGCCTCCTGCTTGGGCGTCAGCACCGGTTCTCCCGATGCGGCGTGACGCGCTTGCACCACGGGCACCACATGGTCTTGATATGGTTCTTCCCGCGCTTGCGGTTGTTCTGCCGGCGGATGGGGAAAGAGCCCCCGCACCGGAGGCAGTAGAGCATGCTCCTGGGCATCGGGCCTCCTCTCTCTGGGCGCTATGGTCGGAAATGTGTCGCCAAAAGGGGACGGGCCGCCCGGATGGACGGCCCGCCAGATAGGAGGGGGAGGGGGGAAGGAATGACTAGGAAGCCCCTCACCGCCCCCATAGTCCCCCAGGTGTCGCTACCCGCACCGCCTAACCTCGCCCCGCTTCTTCCGACGATCTTCCCGGTAGGCCTCGCGGGCCTTTTCGATCTCGTCGGCGTGTTCCTCGGCCCATCGCACCTCGTCGGGTTCCATATAGCCGCCGCCCACCATGCACGGCGACACCCCGTACCGTTCCTCGAACCCGCGCGGCGCGGTGCAGTCGCCGGCGTTGCATCCGCCGGCCTCGAAGTCGCAAAGTCCCGAGTAGCACATCACCCGCACCTCCTAACCTCGCCCAGGCTCACCCAGCACACGATCCCCAGGGGCACCAGCACCGCAGCCAGGGCGGCGCGGGCTAGCACGGGGCCTCCGTTCGCGGCAGCGGCGTCGCGTTGTCGGCGTATGCTCCGCACCTCAGGCACTCCCTGTCCATCACATAGGGTATCCCGTCCTTGTAGACGCCGAGGCAGTAGGTGCGCCAGTCGTCGTGGCCGTCCTCGTTGGTCGTCGTGCTCGCCCCGTAGCACTCCGGGCGCAGCGGCGCTCCTCTCAGCGTCGAGCGGCTGACGCTTCCCTTTTTACGTCCCCTGACTCCCATCTACCCCACCACCTTCGCGCCGCAGTTCGGGCAGTACCGGGGCGCCAGGTGCTCCGTGGCGTTCGCCATGGGGCCGGGCGCGACCCAGACGCCGCACTCCGAGCAGTACCAGCCGCCGCCCCTGGCGGGACTCATGCGGCAATCCCGCACCTGCTGCCATGCCTCGCCGTCGTGGACGGCCTGTGCGAACTGCTCGTCGGTGACGGCCGCGCGCGCGTTCCAGGAGGCTATTACATCGTCCATCGTCTTCTTTTCGGATGTACGCGACCCGATGAATGGAATCGCTCCGCACTGCTGGCACTGCACGTCGAACGTGCCGCTCTCCTCGCATCGGAACGCCCTAGCCTCGCCGCCGCAAAATGGACAAGGCTTCAGCTCTTCGCTCATCCCCTCATCACCTCGATTCTCGCTCCGCAGTTCGGGCAGCATCGGAACGGCGGCTCGCCCTCGTACCCGTCAGCCTGGTAGGAGTCCCACCGATGGTCTACGCAGTCGGGCAGAGGCTCGCCGCAGGCGGTGCAGACGTACTGGCCCTCGTCGATATACCCGCCTGCCTCGGGTTCGTAGCACAGATCGCTGCGCCACACGATGCGGCACGTGCGCTCGGCGCTGGCGCACTGAACCCCGAGCACGAGCGCACGCGCAAATGCTTCGCATATGCCGGACTGCCCTTTGTGGGTCAGGGGATCGAAGTCCGAGCAGGCCTCCCGGTCGCCCTTCACGAGGCTCACGGCGTCGCTTGCCCTCATGCAGACGTATCTGTCTGGCGTCCAGTGCTTTACGGAGTGCCTGCAGCTTCCGCACGTCTCATCGCCCATCGGTTGCCCCCTCGCCTTCGTCGTCGGCCCAGCACTTCACGGACTCGTCGCACATCTCGCAGCAGACGTCCTCGCACCAGCCGTCGGGAACCCAGTCGCGCTCGGCCGGGCAGTAGCACCACAGCATTATTTATCTCCCTTCCCCGTGCCCCAGCAGCACCAGTCGCTCGGGCGCGTGCACTTGCGCACCACGGGGCAGTAGTCGGGCAAGTGGTAGAAGTCGCCCATCGCGCCCCAGTTGACGCAATCGCGGCAACGCACCAGCTCGCCCTCGTCGATCCACTTCTCCTCGCAGTGCTCGACGCCCGCGTACCGCATGACGCGCTCGTCGCCGATCTCGTAGTCGCTCATCGCGCCTCCTCCAACCACTCGTCCACTGTCTTGCACGGTATGCCGCAGGCCTCTGCCACGGCCTTCTCAAGGCGCGCGCCCTCCGACTGCTCCCAGCCGGGGAGGAGGGCAAGGCCGTCGTAAAGGTTCTTCGGGCCGTTCGAATCGGCGTCCCAGACTCTGCTCGTGAGCTGATGGATGCACGCCGCCATAGCGACCTCGTGGCTCATGTAAGGCAAGACGAAATCGTGCGGAGCGGTCACGTCGTAGCGGTACGCCCTGAGCGAGTAGCTGGCATCGCTGAACGCCTCGTAGTTGTCGGCCTCGATGCCCGTCACGGGGCCGGAAATGTAGAGTTTAGTCATGGTCGGCCTCCTTGAGAATCGCAAGCGCCCGCTCCAACATCGGGGCGTCGAAGTAACCGAAGTGGCACTCTGATGCGTCAATTCCAAGCTTATTCGCGAGCCTCGCGTACCTCTCGCGCCGTTCATCGTTCGTCGTCCACGTGCGGTCGAACAGCACATGGCACTCTATCTTTAGCTCCCTCATACGCCTGTCGGCCAGGATTCCCATGGCCTCCCTCGGCCTCGGCTTGTGGGTGCCGACGTAGGCCCCGCAGCTCTCGCAGAGGTAGCACCACCCGCTCCCGTACCTGCGGCCGTACACGCGGGCGTTGGAGACATAGGACACCTTGCCCCCGCAGATGTTGCAGACTGTCGGCTGCTTCGGCGGCTTCATCGCTCTCCCTCTCTCAGGTCGCGCCCGCACATGGGGCAGTAGTTGATGTATCTAACTACCCGTTGATGAGAACGTCCTTTGAAGTAATCGACCACAATACGGTTCTCTCTGATGGCCGCTAAAAATGGATCGACGTAGATGATGGGGCGCGCATTCTCGCCGTTTTCGCAGTACTCGCACATTGCTACTCGCCTTTCTCTATCTTGCGTATCTCTCCCTCGATCAGCTCGATGACGCGGGCCTTCGACCAATTGCCGCCCATGGCCTCAACGTCGCTTGCCATGCCGCGCAGCAGCTCGGCGAGCCGTTCGTCGGCGAGCGCGGCGCTGCCCTCCTCGATCTGCATGATCTTGAGGTCGCGGGCCGACACCTTGGCCTTCTCCTGGCGCAGCCGCTCGGCGAGGTCGTCGCAGTCCCAATACTTAACGCAACTCTTCAGCGCGTCCGCGTCGATGCGCTCCTGGGTGTCGGGAGGGGTGTGGGTGAGGTACGCCGGATCGCGGTAGCCGCCGCCCTCGAAGAACGTCTTGCCCGTTCCGGCGCAGGGCAGCCTGACGATGTACGCTTCGCCGGTCTCGACATCGTACACCGTCTCGTCCTCCTTGATGGGCAGCCCGTCGGCTCCCAGCGCCTCGGGCACGCGTCGCTTCACGCGCTCGCCGCGCTCAACCCGCATCTCCTCCCCCGCGCTCCCGCACAGAACGGCGTGCCGACCGCAGAAACTGACGGAGTAGAGCCACTGCTCCATGTTGCCGTAATGCTCGCCGAACCGCACCGGCTCCCCGCAGTCGTCGATGGGCTTTGCGAACGCGCACCGTTCGAGCCAAGCTCCGAAGTCCTCGCCGTCGCGGAAGTCGGGCCAGCCGTTGGCCTTGGCCCACAGCTCGGCTCCCTGGCGCAGGGAAAGCTCGCGGGCCTCGGTCAGCTCGGCATCGATATTGTCGGCGACGATGGAGAATATCTCGTTGTCGCTTGGCCATTCCCCGGTCACGGCCTCCGCGAGCGCCTTTATCTTCCCCGTCGGGTATGTCCAGATGTTTTCGTCTATGCCGTTGTACGGCTCGCCGTTCGCAGCCCACCGCAGCTGCTCCGATACGGTCATGTCCTTGGGGTCTTTATCGGTCATGGTCTCCTCCTAGTCGTTGTTGCGCAGGCGCTCCATGCGGGTCTTGTCGGTCGGGGCCTTCGTCGGCATGCTCGGCTCGTAACCGCTCGCAACCTGCTCCGTTGCAGCACATAGAACGACGACCTGCTCTGCTGCACTCTTCTGCTTCGGACTCATGAGCGACGCGCGGCACATTATCGCTGCCTTCAGCGATGTCTCCCAGTCGCACATCTCGCTCACAAGGAGGTTGAAGTCGGCGAACTGCCCCATGGCCTCGGCCCTTGTTGCGGCAATGGCATACGCCTTCGTTGACAGGCGGCCGACCGTGCGCCTGAGTGCCTCGTAGTCGCGTATGTGGCCGGCTATGCACGAGCGGTTCTCGGCGATGTGGGCGTGCACCTCGCCGTCGCCGATGACCAAGCGGTAGCGGTTGCCCGACACCGAGCTCATGATGGTCTCGCCGCGAAGCCACATCATCGACGCCACCGCGAAAGCAACCTCCTTGCTCGTGCAGTCGATGCGCTCCCCGAGGGATCGCTTCGCGCCGCAGTCGATGGCCGAGTAAGCGTCCTCGCTCACTCCGTGGGTCACGAGGCTCCAGAAGCTCTGGCCGCACATCACGCAGGCGCGGCACCGGTGGGCGCCGTTGATGAGTCGCCCCCTGTCGCTGATGACGATGGCGTCGGCACCCGTCGCCTTCCACTCGCCGTTCGCCATGGCGAATGCCAGCTCCTCGGTGTGAAGTTTGCGCTCGTTGCGCTGGAACTCCGGAATTGTCCCAAGCCACTCATCGGCCATCTCGGGAGTCACGTAGACCATCTCGGACGTGATCTTCTTCGCTATCTCTTCCATTTGCTCACTCCTATCATGTGATCGTCAATCCATCTCGGGCGGCTCGCCGTCGAAGCCGCCGCACTCGTCCGAATAATCGGGGCGCGTGAACTCGTCTGCGTAGGAGCACCAGCCCCATCCGCATCCTCCCGGGCACTCCTCCCAGTTGCGGCAGAGGTCGCACCAGGCCATGGGAACGGCCTCCTCGGGCGGCTCCAGGTCGATGTCGGGCACGTCCCAGGCCCGCTTGCCGCAGGCGCTCATCGCATCCGCCTCCATCCGTCCATGCCCAGGGCCGTGAGGTAGTCGCACCCCTCGTCCAGGAGCAGGTACTCCCAGTGGCCGCCCTCCCAGGGCGAGGGCATGTGGCCCAGGGAGTCGTCGATGCCCTTGAACTCCGCCCATCGGAAGTGCAGCCGGCCCTCGTGGGCCAGGCCGTGGCAGTAGGGGCGCCCGTCGGCGTCGAGGAGGTTGTTCCCGAAGCCGCACAGCGTGATCGTGGGCTTGCGCACCTCCCGGCCGCTCTCGTCGAAGAGCTTGCCCGCGCCCCGCCTCACGGGGTGGTGCTGCTCCAGCGGCCAGGCGCGGCCGCAGACCGGGCAGTAGGGGAGCGTCACGCTCGGGCGGCCCATCAGCGGCCACCACATCTGCGGCAGAGTCGTGACCTTAGCCATTCAATCCCCCCCCCCCCCTCGATGCGCGCGCCACCCGGTCGTTGGCCATCGCGCAGTACTCGGCCGACATCTCGAAGCCGATGAAGTGGCGCCCGGTCTCCACCGCCGCCACGGCGGTGGTGCCGCTGCCCATGAACGGGTCGAGCACGGTGCAGCCCTCCGGCGCGATCTCCATGAGCGCCTTGACCAGCTCCAGGGGCTTCTGGGTCGAGTGCACGCGCTCCCCGCGCACGGGGGCGGGCACGGAGTAGAGGCCCGGCAGGTACTTGGCGCCCGCAGAGGGGGTGCGGTCTATCGCCCCCTTGGTGAACCACAGGGCGAACTCGCACTCGCTGCGGAAGCTGTTGGGCTGCGGCCGCAGGTTGATGGCCTTGTGCCACACCACGGCCCCCCGGAACACGAAGCCGGCCACCTGCATGGCGTCGGCGGTGTTGGCCCACTGGCGCCAGTCGGTGAACACGAGCGCGGAGGCTCCCGGCTCCAGGGCGCGGAAGGCCAGGCCCATCCACATGGACGACCACAGCACCAGGCTGCGCTCGTCGCGGTTGTCGCCGTAGAAGTCGGGCTTCGCGGCGAACCCGGCGGTCTGGTACTTCGAGGAGGTGGTGCCGGATCGGTCTCCCCGGAAAAGGCCGCCGCTGGAGTAGGGCGGATCGGTGAGCAGCAGCCCGACCGACCGCTCGGGGACGTCGCGCAGGGCGTCCAGGGCGTCGGCGCGCTCGATCACGTCGATTCTAGCCATGGCACACCTCCCAGACCGAGCCGCAGGAGAGGCAGGCCTTGAGGCGGTCGCCCCTGGGGCTCACGTCCGTCGAGCCGCATTCGGGGCACACGTCCCCCTCTATCCCTGACTCTCCCAACGTAATTTCTTCTTCTTCTCCGTGAGGAGAAGAAGAAATTACTTCCTTACTTCTTTCTTTACTTGGTGGCATGTTGTGGGTTAGCCCTACCCCAGTACCGTGGTAGCCCGCAGTTTCCCCATCGCTTGCTCCATAGTCCGAAACAGTGGGGGAGTCCTGGGGTAATCCTGGGGTACCCCCGTGGTAGCAGTCGCGAAGGAGCTTCGAGAAGTAGCCCGACGGCGGCAGCTTGCCGATGTTCTCGGGCGGGCGCGGCACGGTGGTCTTGGACGGGTTCTTCACCGTCTGGTAGACCGAGAAGTTGGGGACGCACACGCACTGCTCGTTCTCGGCCTCGTAGTAGCGTATGCAGCCCGACTCCTCAAGCTCGGCCATCCACGTCAGCAGCTCCGCCGGCTCGATGTCGTCGTAGGGGAACACCTGGCGCGCGATCTTGCGCGGCGCCCATTTCTGGCAGCCCGTGTCGTCCCCCATCACCCACAGCCCGACGAAGAGCAGCCGCGCGTCGCGGGAGCACTCCGCAAGGCTGCCGGAGTCGAAGAAGTCGGGCTTTATCATCCGTTGGCGCGGCATCGCGCCTCCTCTCTCACGGGGCGGCCGTTCTCGTCTATCGCGTACTCGCGGTGCACGTAGTCACGGACGGCCTGCTCCCGTATGAACTGCTCTATCCTGGCCGCCACGTCCTCGGTGGCGGTGAATCCGATGTTGTGGCGCATGGTGGGCCCCGAGGCTGCCTCGATGCTGCGCCTCATGGCCTCGTCCTCGCGCACCCAGGCGGTGCTCGCCGCCCTGGCCTCCTCGAAGGCCTTTCTCCAGTCGCGCGCCATCAGAACGGGATGTCGTCGTCCGACAGGGGCAGCTGCTCCTCCACGACCTCGTACTCCGGCTCGGGCTGCCCAAGGCCGTCCACGATGGTCACGGCGGCGGCTATGTCGGCCTCGTCGTAGGCCGCCGGCTCCTTGTCGATCACCTCGCGCACCTTCGCCATGGCCTCCTCAACGGGCACGCCCCGCTCGCGCTTGGCGCGGGTGAGCGCGGCCTTGTAGGCGTCGATGGGGCGCTGGGGAGCTGCAGGGGCCGCAGCGGGCTGCTGCACCGTCTCCACGGCCTCCACGACGGGCGGCGCGGGCTGCTCGCGGTCGCGGGCCTGGTCCATCTCCTCGGATCCGTACAGCCCTCCCAAGTCCTCGGGGAACGCCTCCCTTAGGGCGTGGCAGATGGCCACCTTGCGGATCATCGTCGCGGGGATCTTCACCCAGTTGCTCTTGCCGGTGTTGTACTCAGAAAAGGACACCTCATCGTACATGGGGGCGTCGTAGCCCTCGATGCACACGCGGCACCATCCGCCCACCAGGGTCTCCCCCGAGAGCATCATGGAGCCCTCGCGGCGGTGCAGGCCGCCGTCGGTGCCGACGATGGTTATCCCCGCCGTGTAGCCCCGGTAGCGCGGGTTGCGCTGGGCGCGCTTGGTGAACGTCTCCTTGCCGGCTATGACGGTGGCGGGGCTGTTGCCGTACTTGATGAGGTAGGCGTCCTTGGTGAAGGGGTTGAGCCTCTGGGCCTGGCACAGCCGCATGAAGGTCTTTATCTCCTGGGAGGTGACGTTGCCCGAGGACGTGCCGTTGGCGGCCATGAGGTCGCGCACGTCCTGCTCGGTCACGGTGATGTCCTGGCCGTTGTCGGCCTGGTACTGCACGATCTCGCTACTCATGGCGCACCTCCCCCTCGAACCTGATTGCGGCGCCGGTGATGCCCAGGCCCTTGAGGGCGGCGGCCACCTGCTGGGCGAGCGTGCGGGTGCCCTCGAACTGCGTGGACAGCGACCAGCGGCAGACGGGATCCGGCTCGGGCTCCGGGATGGGGGCGGCCATCGGCTGCGGCGCGGGCTCCGGTGCGGGGCTCGGCGCCGGTGCAGCCATGGGGGCCGGCTTCGGCTCCGGCTCGGCCGCCTGGGCCGCCACGGCCGCCTGGGCCGCCCGGAACTCCTCCATGCGGGCGCGCTCCTCCTCCAGCTCGCTGTTGCGCTTGATGGCCTCCACGAAGGAGAGCGTCTCGCAGAAGCGCGCCACGGCCTCGTCCTTGAACGGCAGGTCGAGCTTCATGATCTGGCTGTAGGCGTCCAGCGCCTCGGCGGCCTTGTCGGCGAGCTTGCCGCAGGCCCACTCCTCCGACCGCTTGGGGGCCAGCCACTCGGTCTCGATGAAAGACTCCAGCGGGATGAGATCGGCGACGGGGCCGGCCACGGCCTCGTACTCCCTCCGCAAGGCGGCGCGGCGGCCGTCCTTGAACGCCTTCTCGCCGGCCTTGAACTGCGCGTCGATGTCGTCGCGGGCGGTGTCGATGATGCCGATGATGCCCTTGACGCGGCCCTCGAACGCGGCCATGGGCGCCATGTAGGCGTCCTTGATGCGCTTGAGGTCGGCCTTTATGGGATCCTTCATCTTGTTCAGGTCGGCGCGGGCCTTGCGGGCCTCCTTGCGCCGCTCGTCGTCCCCGTACTCGATGACTGTGCCACGGTACGGCTCCACTTGGGACTTCACCCACGCCTCCACCGCCGCCAGGTTGTCGTCGATGACGGCCGGCGTGTAGGTCACGGACAGCTCGCTCGTCGGCTCCTCGATTACCTCGGCGGTCACCTCCACGGCCGCGCTACTCATCCTTCCCCTCCTTCCCGATGGCGTCAACGCACATCTGGTACAGCTTCTGCTCGGCCTCGGGCGGCTCGTAGCCGCACAGCTCCATGGCGTCGGTGAGCGCCGTGAAGTCGCGGCATCTATCGGCGATCATCTCGTGGCTCCACCTGCCCACGGGGCACCCGCTCAGGTGGCAGAACGCAGCGATGGTCACAGCCGGTCCCATGGGCAGGTCGACCTCGTGCAGCTCGCAGAACTCGTTCACGTCGTATTCGTACACGTCGATCTCGGCCCCCGGCGACATGGCCGCGACGATGGTCCCGGGGTCGATTTCCCCCAGGTGCCCGGCGAGCCACGCGGAGCGCGAGGCGTCGGCCTCCTCGAACTGGGCGACGGCCTCGTCGGCCAGGGCGCGGCGGCGCTCCTCCTCGGGATCCGGTGCCTCCTCGGCGGCGGGGAAGTAGAGCCACGCGCACGAATTGCAGTTGTTGAACTGGGCCACGGCGCCAGGCTCGATGTTCATGCCCTCGAGATCGGCGGGGGATTGCAGGCAGCTCTCGTAGCGCATCCCGCCCTGGTTCTCGTCCACGATCTCCACGCCCGCGTCGGCCAGGGCCGTCTCCATCTCGGCTCGCCACTGCGCGCGGGCCGCTGCCGACCGGCGCCGCTCCGCCTCCCACTTCCAGCCGCTCGCGCCGGCGTCCAGGATCGCCTTGGCGGCCTCGGGGTCGTCCTCGAACTCGCCGACGGCCTCCATCCACTCCATGGTCATCTGCTCCACCGACTCGTCGCTTCGCTTCGAGCCGCGGCGGATGCGGCGCACGCGCTCGGCGTCGATGCCGGTGACCTGGGACACGTACTCGTCGTCGCCGAACAGGGTGAGCGCCTTGAAGATGTCGGCGCGCTCGGCCTCCTCGTAGGTCTTCTTGGTGTCGGTGCGCCACGCGGCCTCAACGACCGCCTTCTCGTCGCCGTCCTCCACCACGGCGGTGAACGACTTCACCTTCAGCAGGCGCATGGCCTCCACGCGGGAGTTGCCGGCCTTGATGCGGTAGATGCCCCGGTCGCGCACGAGCACCGGCGGCTCATCGGGCTGCTTGGTCTCGGGGTTGAACGACTCGGCCAGGCGCTTGACGTAGTCCTTGTTGGCCTTGAGCGTGTAGTCGCGCCGCGCCATGGAGTTGCCGTACTCGTCCTCCAGGGGGAACACGTCCTCGATGCTGATGGTCTCGATCGCGCGGCCCATTACAGATCACCCCGCGCCACGACGTAGGCGTCCACGACCTCGATGCCGCCCGCCTTGAGCGCGTCGATGACCTTGCGGGCCGCGCTCGCCGCATCGGCGGCCGGCCGCTTCTCGGCGGCGCGGATGCCGTTGTCGAGGAACGAGGGGAACTCGGCCCCGTGCATCCCGCTGCCATCGGGGCAGCTGAGGTAGGCCAGGACGCACGCGGCGCCCTGCACGAACTCGGGCTCCATCTCGTAGCTCTCGATGGTCGCGACGATCTCCTCGGCGAACTCGCGCGGGACGTAGCTGCCCGCCCGGTTCTCCTTCATCTTCCCGGTCTTCTTCTTGCTCATTTCGTTGCTCCTATCTGGTAAAGGTTCATTGATTTGACTTTTTCTCGATGCGCTCCTTGCGCTTCTGAGCCGCCTTCACCTCGCGGCGCAGGTTGCCTGACACGCAGGCCTCCACGGCGATGGCCCAGGCCTCCTCGGCGTGGGCCCTGCGGTACGCCGTCATCCCGGAGGTGTCGGGGGGCGCGGGCAGCGGGTCTGCCCTGGACTCCGTCTTCGCCTCGGTGCGCTCGTAGAGGTCTCGCTCCTCCGGCGGCAGCAGCGGCATGAGGTCGGCTATCCTCGCGTGGATGCCGGCGAGCTGGTCGCGCCTGCGGCACGGCTCGCACATGCCGGTGCGGTCGATGGTCGCCGACGGTCTTCCGCACGACGGGCAGGGCTCCATGGTCGGGCGGTAGTGGCGCAGGCACACGTCCACGCCCTTCTTCCGCAGGGCGGCGGCCTTCATCTTCACGGAGGCCGACGACCGCTTGAGCATCTGACAGATGTCGCGCTTCGGCATCTTGCCCGCGTTGGCGATGAGGAACTGCTCCTCCGCCACCGTCCAGTCGTTCCGCCTGCTGCCCTTGCGCATTCAGCGCCTCCGGAGCCGGCGCGCGAGGTAGTACGCCCCGTGGCAGGCGGCCGCCCGCAGGTGGTCGTTCGTGCAGTGCTCGCATCCGGGGTAGGGCGCAGCGCCGCGCTCCATGAGCGTGCGCAGCTCGGCCACGTTCCCCCGCGACTTCGGGTTGAGCACCTGGCGGCTGGTCTGTATGGCGATCTCCTCGCCGCGCAGGGCCGCGTGGAGGTAGCCGCACAGGTACGGTGTCTGGAAGACGTAGCCGCCGCCCTTGCCCGCGTAGCCCATGAAGCCCTCCATGACGATGGCCTCGTGGGGCTTGTCGGCGATCCACGCTGCCAGCTGCCGGGCGATGTTCTCGGCGCGCTCGCGCAGGGCGTCCTGGTCGGCCTTGACCGTGCTCTTGTAGTGCAGGGTCTTGGCGCAGACGATGCGGCGCTCGTTCATGTAGACGATGCCGGTGTTGGAAGTGCCTGGGTCCACGGCCACGATGTTCACGCCGCCCGCCCCCTCTGCCTCTTCGCCGCCCGCCAGTCCGGGGCGCGGAAGAAGGTGTTCGCGGCCACGTCGCGGTGCCACAGGGCCTCGAAGTCGAGCCCCGCGTCGTCCACCTTGGAACGCTTGGGGAAGATGACCTCGGCCAGGGATGGCCGGAACATCAGCAGGTATCGGGAGAGCACGGCCCACAGGTTGTGGTCCATGTTGAACTCCTCGCACAGCGTGATGTCCATCCCCTGGAGCATGGCCAGGGTGTAGATGTGGCTGCGGCCGATGCGCCTGCAGCCGGGCTGCCTGGCGGCGGTCTCGCAGATGCCGACGAGCCGCAGCCACTTGCGCGGGTAGTCGTCGGCGATCCAGGCAAGGGCGTGCTCGACCTGGCGCTCGGGCGTCATGGCCACCCCGTCGTACAGCTGCTCGCACACATCAGCCATGGCGCACCTCCCCGAAGTAGTCGGCGGCGGCGCTGTAGCCGATCTGGTAGGCGGCCCCGTATCCCCAGAGGAGCGAGAGCACGCCGGCGGCGACGACGATTGCGAGGAGAACGTCCGCTATGCGGTATGATCTGCGTGCCGCCTTCCTGCGGGTCGGCGACTTTCGGAGGGGGCGCGCCTCAAGTCCGTGGCGGGGTTGATCTTGCGCGCCTCCTTCCACTCCCGGAACCTGGCCTCGTTCTCCGGGTCTTCGTAGAACCGGCCCATGAGCAGCTTCACCGCGTGGCACATGCCGCGCTGCTCCGGACTCATGCCGCCTCATCTTCAACACCCTCGTACTCGTAGTCGGCGGGCGGAAGCTCGAAGGCGCTGGGCTCATCGTCGAACTCGTCGGAGAATGCCTCCTCCTGGCCGTCCAGGACCTCGCCGCTGCCCATGTCCACGGGGATGACGAGCTGGTCGCTGGTCAGCTCAAGGGTGACGAAGGTGCCGGTCATCATGGCAAGCTGGGGCAGCGCGCCCTTGTGCTCGGGGTCGAGCTCGAACTGCATGACGGTCTTGCCGGTCTTGATGTTGCAGCCCTGGAACACGGCGCGGACCTTGACGTTGTTCTCCATTAGCGCACCTCCTCGGCGGCGATGACGGTGCCCCCGAAGTCAGGGGCGGCGTAGTAGCCGTTGTCCTGGACGGCCTCAAGCACGTAGCTCGGGGACTTGATGACGGTCATGGAGCAGCCGATTGCGCCCTCCTTGCGCTCGATGGCGATGGTGGCGCGGTCTCCATGGCGCAGGGTGTCGGCGACGAGGCCGGCCACCTCCCGGATGTTGAGTTCCTGCATTGCTCTCCTCCTCTACAGGTTGTTGATCTCTTCGAGCAGCTTGGTGCCGACGCCCGCGGCGTTCGCCTGGGCCTCAGCCGTCAAGACGGCCGCGTAGGCGTGGGCGAGGTCGGCTACGGCGTACATGCCATCGGGGTCCGCCGTGGCCTTCTCGATTGTGTTGACCACCGCCTTCTTTACGCGGGTGGTCAGGGCGTTGCCGGTCTTCTCTTCCACTGGTGGTGCTCCTTTCTGCTGGTTAGCTGACTTTCTTGCATTCGCTCTCGTCGCGCCCGAAGAGCGGCCCTAGCGGCATGTTGAAAACATCCGCTAGGGCCCAGGCGTTCTCCAGCGTGATGCGGTTCTCGCCCTTCTCGTAGGCACCGATAGTTGTTGCGGGGATGCCCGTCTCCTTGGCAAGCCCCTCGCGGCTAAGCCCGAGGCGCGCACGCTCTGCGCGGATTACTCCCGCAACCTCTTCCTTGGTGCATGCCATGCGTTTCCTCCTTTCTTGGTTCTCGCAGTGAACTGGGGGATGGATGCCGTGGCGGAGGCTTCCATCTGCCAATTCAGTGGGGGTGTAGAATGCGGGGGATGAGAACCGAAGACGGAGGGCGGCGGAAAGGAGGCCGCCATGAAGAAAAAAGGGATGCTCTACCTCTGGTTCGTCGCTGTGATCGATCTTCTCTTTTTCCTCTTCTTTTTCCTTCTCCTTTTGACCCAGTTCGGTGCCCCGCTCTCCCTGCCCTT